AGCAGCGCAGGCGACTCTGGACGCTTTTTTCCAGTGCTAGGAAGTCACTAATGGAAGCATTAGCAAAGAATGACGAGCAAGAAGATGCTCGCAAGGCTAGTCAATTGCCGAACCCGTCTGGGTATAAAATATTGATAGCTCTGCCTGAGCCTGAAAAGGAATTTGGCGGGGGGATTATTAAATCCAACAACACGCTCTATGAGGAAGAGATCGGATCAATTACAGGTATGGTGCTTGAGCTAGGCCCAGACTGTTATGCCGATAAGAAACGATTCCCATCTGGGCCTTTCTGCAAAAAAGGAGACTGGATCTTGATGCGCTCTTACAGTGGCACAAGATTTAAAGTTCACGGAAAGGAGTTTAGATTAATCAACGACGATAGTGTTGAAGCTGTTGTTGAAGATCCAAGGGGGATTGCCAAGCTATGAGCGAACAAGAGTTGTCAATGTCAGAAGAAGATAAGTTCTTTGGTGTCCGAACTAAGATAGGAGGTAGCCAAGAGCAAGAAGAAGTTGTTTCTGCTGATCCTATCGAGGAAGAGGATGATTCCTCTGATTTGGGTGATGAAGAACTTAAAGGCTATAGCAAAAGAGTTCAAAAACGAATTAACAAGCTTCGTTACGAATCTCATGAAGAACGCCGAAAAGCAGAAAACGCTGAACAAATGCGAGATGAGGCTTATCGTGTCGCTCAACAGATGGCAGAAAAGAATAGAGAGTACGAGTCTTTAATCGGGAGAGGCGAAGAAGCCTTAATCGGTCAAGTTAAAGAACGTGCCGCATTATCTGTTAACCAAGCAAAAGAGCAGTACAGGAAAGCTTACGAGGAAGGAGACACTGATAATGTGGTCTCTGCCCAAGAAGCATTAACAAAAGCAACCGCTGAGTTAACGGAAGCTGGACGTTATGAGCAGAATTTTGCAGGTCAACAGCAACAGCAGCAAAAACACCAGCAATACGAGCAACAACTTAGGGCGCAGCAGCAACAGCAACAACAGCAACAACAAGCTGCCCCTAGACCAGACCCAGAGACAGAGGAATGGGCGGCTGCTAATCCTTGGTTTATGGAAGACGGTTACGAAGAGATGACATCCCTTGCTTACGGCAAACATGCATCTCTAGTAAAACAGGGAGTTAAACCAAACTCTCAAGAATATTTTAGACAAATTGACGAAACGGTCAGAAGAGCGTTTCCAGATCATGATTGGCAGGTTGGGAATACCCAACAAGAGCGAACTTCGACTGCTAGTCAACCTTCGATGGTGGTGGCCCCCTCAAGTAGAAATAATGGAGCCAAACCTCGCACAGTGAAGCTTTCGCCAACCCAGCGTTCTCTCGCCAAGAAGCTAGGTTTAACTGAACAGCAATATGCTAAATACGTCTAGTCAGGAGAAATTAATGACTACTGAGCGCACCCCAAGAGAAACAAACGAAAGAGATAACGAAACACGACCTAGTGATTCATGGACTCCTGCTTCTATATTGCCCGATCCTACCCCTCAAGATGGGTGGGTTTTTCGTTGGGTCAGGACGAGTATCATGGGACAAGCTGATGGAACTCATACTTCAAAGATGTTGAGGGAGGGTTGGGAGCCTTGTAAGGCCGACGATCACCCAGAACTGATGTTGCAGTCTGATATTAATTCTAAGTTTGTAGGTAATATCGAAGTTGGGGGATTGCTATTATGCAAAGCTCCAGCAGAAAAGATGAAGTCAAGAACTGAGCATTTTCAGAAAATGGCTGCTAATCAGATAGAATCTGTCGATAACAATTATCTCCGGGAAAATGACCCTCGTATGCCTTTGCTTACACCAGAAAGAAGTACGAGAACAACATTTGGCAGGAATTAATAATTAATTCCTAAGTTAATAGGAGGCCAATCATGGCTACTACTGCAACTCCAACAGGTGCAGAACCAGTTAACACTCTTAGTGCGTCAGGCTCTTTTTCAGGAAAAGTTCGACACATTAAGGTTGCAAGCAACTACGGAACCGCCATATTTTATGGTGACTTCGTTAAGTTGGTTGCCGCTGGTACTGTAGAAAAATCAGCCGTCACAACAGCAGTTGTTGCTGGGACTGTCGGCATTTTTATGGGATGCTCATTTACTGATCCCACTACAAGTCAGATGACATTTAGTCAGCATTATCCAGCATCAACTGTTGCTTCGGATATTATGGCTCTTGTCTGTGACGATCCTAAATTGTTATTTCTTATGCAGGGTGACGAGGCTATAGCTCAAACAGGTCTTGGAAACAATGTATCAGCGGTAAGCACTGCGGGTTCAACCTCAATCGGTCGAAGCAAGAACGCCTTAGACGGCGGCTCTATAGCTACGACTAATACACTTCCACTTCGTATCGTTGATTTCGTGGATGGCCCAAACAGCACTGTAGGCGATGCCTTCACTGACTGTATTGTGACCTATCTTCCTTTAAGTCACGCTTACGAAACTAAACTTGGCGTATAAGGAGTAATAGGAAATGGCTATTTCACGCGCACAAATGCTCAAAGAGCTACTCCCCGGCCTTAACGCCTTGTTTGGTCTTGAGTATGAGAAGTATGAAGACGAACACACTCTTATCTATGACACAGAGAGTTCTGATCGTTCTTTTGAAGAAGAAGTAAAACTTAGCGGCTTTGGTGCTGCCCCTGTTAAGCAAGAAGGTTCTGCAATCAACTATGATTCAGCGCAAGAAAGCTTCACAGCACGGTACAACCATGAAACGATTGCTATGGGCTTTGCTATAACGGAAGAAGCTATGGAGGATAATCTTTATGATTCTCTTTCTGCTCGTTATACAAAATCTTTGGCACGGGCAATGGCTTACACCAAGCAAGTTAAGTCGGTTAACCCTTTGAACTTCGGTTTCACCAATACCTTTCAATCAGGTGATGGTGTTAACTTGTTCACAGCAGCAGGTGATGGTGTAGCAGGAGGCGGTGGTCACCCACTCGTTTCAGGCGGCACTAACAGTAACCGTCCTGCAACAGCAGCAGACCTTAACGAAACATCTTTAGAGAATGCGATTATTGATATCTCAGCCTTTACTGATGAGCGCGGTCTTTTGATTGCGGCTCGACCTAAGCGTCTGGTTGTTCCACCCGCATTGATGTTTACAGCAGATAGATTGCTAGAAACCACTCAGCGAGTAGGTACAGCGGATAATGACATTAACTCCATACGCAACATGGGTGCTATCCCAGACGGCTATGCTGTTAACCATTACCTGACTGATAACAATGCGTTCTTTATCATGACTGATATTCCGAACGGCATGAAGCACTTTGAGCGTACTGCGCTTGAGACTTCAATGGACGGTGACTTCGATACTGGAAACGTGCGCTACAAAGCGCGAGAGCGTTACAGCTTCGGCGTATCTGACCCACTGGGAATCTACGGATCTCCCGGTTCAAGCTAAACACTTGGGGGGCTTTCGCCCCCCTTTTGTTTTTATTCCCTGACTGTTGTTTCATGTGAAACACAGACATTAGCCAAGACAGGAGAACTTAAATGGCGAATACAACTTTTAACGGCCCAGTCCGTTCCGAAAACGGTTTTGAAACCGTATCTAAAAATGCAGCTACTGGTGCTATCACTATTACCAGCGGCAGCAAAATGGCTACTGAAGCCGCAGCCGCAGCCGGTATAGAAGGCACGGCAGAGGTTTACATTACTCAGGTTGAGCGTTTTAAGAGCGATACTTCTACCAATGTAAATCTTGTAAAAACAACAATCATGCTTGACCTTACTGGCCTTGCATCTACTGCTGCTGGCGACATTATTGGTGACGCTGACACCGGAGTAGCTTATATAGGCCGTGTTACTACAGCCAATACTGGTGTTGTTTTTGGCGTAACTATGGAGTGTTTTGAAGCTCCCGCTGGTGGCGACCCAGACATTGACCTTTACTCAGCTACTGAAGCAACAGGTGTAGAAAATGACCCTATTAGCGGCTTGACTGAAACTTTGATTATCAACGGTGGTGATGCTGCTGTGGGTACAAGAACAGCAGGCGGTACTATCGTCGCTGATCAGTATCTTTACTTAGTTGCTGGTGCAGCAACTAACGCTGATTACACCGCTGGTAGGTTGATTATCACAATACTAGGCTATGACGTAGCGTCATAAGGGGTGATCTATGGCTGATGCAGTAGCCACTCAAACCATTCAGGACGGCGCAAAAACCGCTATATTCAGGTTTACCAACGTCAGTGATGGTACAGGCGAAAGCGCAGTAACTAAAATAGATGTTTCTGGATTGTCCAGCGACCCTATGACAGGGGCGACTTGTTCTGGTGTTACAATCAGGCAAATCTATTACTCAACTATAGGCATGGGCGTAAAGATATTATTTGACGCGACTACTGATGTTTTAGCTTGGCAGCTTAATGCTGACTGGGCAGACACTTTAGACTTTACTGACTTTACTGGGATTCCAAATAATTCTGGCAGCGGTAAAACAGGTGATATCAAATTTACAACAGTCGCCCACTCCGCTGGAGATGTGTATAACATCGTTATGCAGGTTTCAAAGAGTTACGGCTAATGGCTGCTAAAAAAGCTAAAGCAAAGCCAAAAGCTAAGTCTAGAGTTAATGAGGCTGGTAATTACACAAAGCCGACTTTAAGGAAACGCCTTTTCAGCCAGATTAAGTCTGGCTCTAAAGGTGGTTCTAAAGGTCAGTGGAGTGCCAGAAAAGCTCAAATGCTTGCTGCCGCCTATAAGAAGTCGGGTGGCGGGTATAAAGACTGATGGCTCTTAAAAAGTCACAGAAAAGCCTCAAAAAGTGGACTAAGCAAAAGTGGCGAACCAAGTCTGGCAAGCCGTCAACGCAAGGTTCAAAAGCAACCGGCGAAAGATATCTTCCTTCTAAAGCAATTAAGTCTTTGTCTGACAAAGAGTATGCAGCAACTACTCGAAAGAAAAGAAAGGATACTAAGAAAGGTAAGCAGCACTCTGCCCAGCCA